CACGGAGCAAAACAACCTCACTTAGAGGTAGACGCGCTTGACGTTGCCCACGTCAAGCCAGAAGAGGACTCGAAAATAGACCTATTTACGACTCCATTACCTTGCGCGATAGCCGCGCGAAGGTTAACTAGACCGACATGCGAACTGACGGAAGAGTCGTCAGTACGCTGAATCGCGTTCAAAGATTCCGCAGTAGTAGGATTAGAAGGATTGTCAACCTCAATAACCCTATTTCTTGTATCCAGCGACTGCAGAAGAGCTTTAAAAAGCGGATCCAACACAGGATTCCCTAAGAAAATGAAAAACGGACCGTCAGGAAATCTAACGGTCGGACTCACAGGAGAGGTGAAAAACCCAGAGAGCGTAGTGCGAACAGCATCACGCCCTTGCTGGGTCTGAAAAGCTTCACCTTGTGCAGACACCAAATAATTATAAAACTCTGTATACGGAACATAATTACTAGAAAACAACGGAAGATTAGTCGGTGTGATCGGAGTGTAAGCCATAGTCTGAAAAATCAGTATCAGTTGGTCCAGATGTACCAACTCCAGCTTTACCCTTACCAGAAACAACCGAAGAACCCTTCCGCGGGACCTTAGACTTATAAGACTTATCAAAATTAATAACAGACTTAGTGATAGGAACCGAATCAAAGAAAGAATTCACCGAAGAATCCTTATCTTCAATCGCCACAGCGGCATCGGAGCCTACCACGACACTTGACACGACTGCCTTCAAAGACTTCTTGATAATTGAATTAGTTGTAGCGACTAAGGCAGCAATTTCGAGAGTCAGAGGAGAAAAACTATCCTTTATAGAGACACCCTTGAGTCTTACAAATAAAGACCAAGGATGACGAGCAGCATCTGAAGCAGTAATGGAATAGTTAGGAATGAATCGCACGTTGAACTCTCGGACGGACGCGGGTACAGAAAACTTACACACAGTACCCTCAGAGACGCGTTCCATACGTGTGTCAACCAAACCAATAGTAGCACCACCTGAACATCCTTCTGGAATTGTCCAAACACCAGAAATAACAACGCCCAGCAAAGTGACATACTTGTGTTTAGTAAGATCAACACCACGCAACAACTCGACAGGGAGAAAAGACTCATACTCTCTAGCCTTGACCACAGAGTGATCAGTGACACTAATAAATCTAAGAATACTAAAGTAATCAGGAAGAAGCCGATCCACCCAACTTAACTTTACGAAGTTTGATGGCTTCAGCTGACTCTCTATGGACAAATTACTTATTGACATCACACTCAATAAAAAGATTTCTAAAAAGTCTCTTATCACTCAGATACTTGCAAATTGAATTTATTACAAACCCGCAACCCCCAGCATGAGGAAAAACCTCGTGGATTGCATCGTCAAGAAGATGGTGATAAGCACTATTAAATAAAGACCTAGACACATCCATCAAAGAGATACGGAACTCCTCGAGATGATTCCAATCCGTAATATTCTTTGCCCCCAACTTACCTATAAGTTTCAAGGGATCTGGATAAACAACACAACCGGTTTTGTGGTGAATGATGTACTTCCCGCAGAAATACCCGAAGCGCTTTTTAAAAAGTTTAGCTTCGAAATTCCATACGAGATTAGCGGCCGTTTGAATATCAGGATACTCAAGACCGACAGGCATGTAAACCAGTGAATCATCACCGCAAAAGGCGGCCTTAACACACTTATCTAAAGGCAAAATAGAAGCAACACACGCAGCAATTATAAAACTATTACCTATAAAAGTAGTTACGTCACC